GATTTGGTTGGTCAATACGACGCCAACAAAGCGTCTCGTCAGGACTGGGAAGACACGTATACCAAAGGTTTAGAGCTGTTAGGGTTTAAGTACGAAGAGCGCACGTTGCCTTTCCGGGGCGCTACTGGCGTAACTCACCCACTTTTGGCGGAATCCGCCACTCAGTTCCAAGCGCAAGCTTTTAATGAGCTTTTGCCTCCAGAAGGTCCGGTTCGCACGGCTATTGTAGGCGCTCCGGATAAGGAAAAAGAAGCCCAAGCGGGTCGTGTTCAAGAATTTATGAACTACTACATCACTAACGTGATGGAAGAGTACACTCCTGAATTCGATCAGATGCTGTTTTATTTACCCTTGGCCGGATCTACCTTCAAGAAGGTTTACTATGACGAGACCTTGGGCCGTGCGGTAAGTTCTTTTGTACCGGCGGAAAACCTCGTTGTGCCTTACGAGACGAGTAATCTGGAGACGGCTCCGATTATTACTCACGTAGTGCCTATTTCTGCAAACGATTTGCGTAAAAAGCAGGTTTACGGGTTCTATTTGGATGTTCCGATTAACCCCGGGCAAGAAGAATCTTCGCAGCTTAACGACGAAATAGACAACATACAGGGCGTGCACCCCTCGTATGTTAACTACGACTGCACTTTGCTTGAGTTCCACGTAGAGCTGGATCTACCGGGCTTTGAGGACATGGGTGAGGACGGTGAGGAGACGGGTATTAAGATCCCGTATATCGTTACTATTAGCGAAGAAACCGGAAAGGTTTTGGCTATTCGTCGTAACTACATTGAAGGCGACGAGTCGTACAAAAAGATCCAGTACTTTGTTCACTATAAGTTCCTTCCGGGTCTTGGCTTCTACGGGTTGGGTCTTATCCACACTATTGGCGGACTCTCTAGGACAGCCACAGCGGCGCTACGACAGCTAATAGACGCGGGTACATTGTCTAACTTACCGGCGGGCTTTAAGGCCCGTGGCATGCGCATACGTGACGATTCTGAGCCTTTGCAGCCGGGAGAGTTTAGAGACGTAGATGCGCCGGGCGGTGCTATCCGAGAAAGCTTGATGCCGCTTCCGTTTAAGGGTCCGGATCAGACGTTATTTAATTTGCTGGGTTTTGTAGTAGAGGCGGGGCAGCGTTTTGCTACGATTACTAACTTAAAGGTTGGTGACGGAAATCAAAATGCGCCTGTCGGCACTACCGTAGCCATGCTTGAGCAAGGTACTCGCGTAATGAGCGCGGTACACAAACGCATGCATTATGCGTTACGGCAAGAGCTAAAGCTTTTGACTCAAGTAATTGCCAATGACCTGCCACAAGAATATCCTTATTCGGTAGAGGGCGGTGATCAAGCCATTATGGCGAAAGATTTTGACGACCGGGTAGACGTAGTACCGGTGTCTAATCCAAACGTTTTCTCGCAGTCACAGCGTATAGCGGTTGCGCAATCTCAGTTAGAGCTTGCTATGCAAGCGCCTCAGCTTCATAACACGCATGAGGCTTACCGCCGCATGTACGAAGCTTTGGGTGTTCGGGACATAGACAAGATTCTTAACGCGCCTACTGCTGACGAGCCGTTACCTAAAGATCCTGCTCAAGAGCATATTGACGCTATGGATGATGTGGAGCTTAAAGCGTTTGAAGGTCAGGACCACGATGCGCATATAACCGCGCACTTGACCTTTATGGCGTCGGGCATCGTTCAGGCTATGCCTGCAATGGCAATGGCGTTGCAAAAACACGTTTTACAGCATGTAAAGCTTAAGGCTCGTGAGCAAGCCGCAGCAATGTTCTTGCAGCAAAACCAAGGTCAAGAGGTTACTGAAGATCAGATGCTTGACGTTGAAACGTTGGTTGCACAGATTATTGCTCAGGAAATGCAGACAGTTCGTCAGATGAGCCAGAGCATTATGGGAGGCGAGGGCCAAGGTCCGGATCCGTTACTGGCTCTGAAAGAGAAAGAGCTACAGATAAAAGAACAAGGCACTGCCGCAGATATATCCGAAGGCCAGCGCAAGCTAGACCTGCAAGCGGCAACTTTGCAAGAACGTTCGCGTCAATTTAACGAACGCTTGGCTAGTCAAGAACAGTCTAACCAGCAAAGAATTGAAGCAACAAATCAACGAGAACTTATGCGCATACAAGCGCAACGAGAGCAACGAGGAAATTAATTATGCGCACTGTAAAATGTAACGGAACTGCTCCGGGCAAGGCCCCTAAAGCCACAAACTATGCGGACATTAAAGGCCAAGGCCGTATACCGTACGCTACGGCCAAAGCTGAAAAAACACCTAATACTGAAAAAGGCGTCTGCATTACGGGCAAGAGCCGCGGCATGGGCGCTATGCTTCGTGGCGGTGACTTTCACATTTGCTAGGAGAAAATCATGCCTTTGATGCGTGGTAATAGTTCGAAAACTATAAGCTCTAATATAAGCAAGCTTAGAGACGAGGGTTATCCCCAGAAGCAATCGGTGGCTATTGCCTTGTCTAAAGCTGGCAAGCCAAAGAAAATGGCCGGTGGCGGAGTTGTACGAGGGTTTAGCCCTATCATCATGAAACCTCAAAGGTTTCAGGGTATCTATTAGCCTTTTTTAGAAAAATAGTATAAGATTCACTGCAACTATATCAGATAAAATCATGGGAGGATTCATGGATGATTTGGTTGTGGTGCAGTTCGTTCAAAAAAGCATTAAAGAACGCCGAAGTAACGTATTAGATATTTTAGAAAGCAACGGTATAGCTTCCATGGAGCAGTACGCTACTCTGATGGGTGAGCTAAACGCATTGAATCACATAGCACAGGAACTCTCCTTCCTGCTAGAACAACAGGAGCAGTTGAATGATTGAAGTACCCGGTTACTTAGCAAAACAGCTTGAAAAAGAAGCTGCTGAAAAAAAGCCTAAAAAAAGCGAAGAGGATGTTTCACGTGAAACATCTGTTGACAGCATGTACGTCGAGCCAAAGTCTAAGGTATTAGACCCCTCAAAGGCTGACGCTTCCCTCCTAGAAAAGTTGCCGGACCCCAGCGGTTGGAGACTGTTGATACTACCTTATCGAGGCAAATCTAAGACAGACGGTGGAATTTATATACCGGACAAAGTGTTAGAGGATGGCCAAGTCCAAACTGTAGTTGGATATGTCTTGAAGAAAGGACCTTTAGCGTACAAAGACAAAGAAAAATTTCCCGAAGGCGATTGGTGCCAAGAGAAAGATTGGGTGATTTTTGCTCGGTATGCTGGGTCTCGTTTCCGCATTGACGGAGGTGAGGTACGTATTCTTAATGATGACGAGATACTAGCAACTATCTCTGATCCAGAAGATATCATCAGTTTTTAATAGGAGATAACCATGGCTGAAGCACAATACGAGATTGAAGAGGACGAAAAGTCCGTAGATTTAGATGTTTCTGAAACCGAAGAAACGGAAATAGAGCTTAAATCTTCTAAAAAAGAAGACGATAGCAATGAATTAGACTCCGATTCTACTAATAACGTAGATGAGGACGATGAGCACCAAGAGTATAGCGCGGGCGTTAAAAAGCGAATTGACCGCTTAACTAAGAAAATGCGAGAAGCCGAGCGGCAGAGAGAAGAAGCCGTTAAGTATGCGCAAAACGTGCAAAGCGAGGCGGAAAAGATACGTACTCGTATGCAAGCGTTAGACCAAGGCTACATGACGGAGTATGGCAGTCGTTTGAGCATGGAACAGCAACAGGTTGAATCCGAGCTAAAACGTGCGGTTGAAATGGGCGATTCTGACGCTACTGTAGCGGCTCAAAGAAAGATGACTCAGTTGGCGGTGGCTTCAGATCGGTACGAAACCACTAAACAAGCTCAAGAGCGTTCTTTAAAGGAACAGCAACAAGCGGAGCAGTACCAACAAGAACAGCCCGCTCCGCAGCAGGCCCCTAGAGCGCCAGACCCAAAAGCCGAGGACTGGGCAAGCAAAAATGAATGGTTTGGGTCCGATGAAGCCATGACTTTTGCTGCATTTGGCTTGCACAAGCGTTTAGTGGAAGACGAAGGATTTGACCCAACAAGCAATGAGTATTATAGTGAGCTAGACAATCGCATACGGAAAGAATTTCCGCATAAATTTAAAGACTCTGCCGGCAAACGTCCTGTACAAAATGTAGCCGGAAGCGCCCGTGGAACCACGGGTAGAACTGGACGCAACACTAAGGTAAAACTCACGCCAAGCCAAGTCGCTATTGCGAAGAAATTAGGTGTGCCACTCGAAGAATACGCGAAATATGTCAAATAGGAGACGACAGTGACTGACAAGAAATTAGGTTTTGAAGGTATTGATCGCTCTTCTCGCGCTAAAGACAGCCGGGGGAAAGAACAGCGGCGAAAGCCTTGGGCACCCCCATCCATGTTAGATGCACCGCCTGCACCCGAAGGGTACAAGCACCGGTGGATACGTACAGAAGTTCGTGGTTTTGACGACCGCAAGAACATTTCTGCGCGTATGAGAGAAGGGTATGAGCTTGTAAGAGCGGATGAGTATCCCGATTTCGAAGCACCGGTAGTAGAATCAGGTAAATATGAAGGTGTGTTTGGCGTTGGAGGACTTTTACTCGCACGCATTCCAGTAGAAACTTTGGCGGAAAGATCGGCGTATTTTTCTGGCAAAACTCAAGATCTTATGGATGCTGTCGATCACGACATGATGCGGGAAAATGCTCACTCAACTATGGCGATCAATAAACCCGATCGTCAATCTCGTGTAACTTTTGGTGGCTCTAGAAAAAATTAAGCCGCCCCTTTAGGAGAAATAAATCATGGCAAATCAAGCAACTGCCTATGGTCTTCGCCCTATTGGACTTGTTGGTAGCGGTGCAAATACTACGGGTGTTACCCAGTATGAAATTGCCTCTAACAACACCAATGCTATATTCCAGTATAGTATTTGTACCCCTACATCGGCCGGTACTATCGACCAAGC